GGTTTTGGATTGTTAGACAGGACAAAGGTAAGTAAAAGGAATGAATCCCACAAATTATACTGAAGGGAATTCAGAAATTTCTTCATCAAGACATTCATTGATGGACTCGAGGAGCTCATCGTAGTCCTCCCACCAGATCTCACCCAAATTGTTGTGAATGTGGTTAGACAACCAACCTTCAAAAACATCCCAATATTCAGAGACGAACTCTTCAGTCGTTCCAAAGTGGCGGGATACTGACTTGGGGGTGAAAGTGAAAGAAATTTTCTGTTCCATAATAAAAGAGGTTAGAGGTTCAACACGACAAAGATATAACAAAAAAAGTTCCCCCACAACTTGGTTGATAAAATAATTCGTCATATATTTACATCATAATAGAAAACCCCAAGACAAAAAATGAAACTACACCAAGACGACCTCGAGATGATGGACTACTACGACGGACTCATCATCACCACAGACGATGAAAAACTCACCAAAGCCATCGAAGGTATCTACAACACCCTTATCTTCGAACTCGAACACGACGATATTATCCGATACCTCAAAGTCAAAGTTCAATACCTGAACGAAACCCACCAATACAAACAAGAGTGGGATAACATCCGAAAACTACAAGAGGGAGAATAATATGAAAAACCTAACTGACAACGAACTTCAGATGATGGACTACGTAGATACACTCATACTAACGATAGACAACCACAAACTCAACGAGACCATCAAAAGTGTTTACTACACCCTTATCCTCGAGGACTTCCCTCTTGATATATCAGAATACCTACGAATAAAAGGACAATACATAAAACAAGAAAACCCAATATGAGATCGATAGATAGAATACAACAATGGATGGACCACGAACTCGATGATCAGTATATCACGGGAAATAGGTGGGACGGACATAAAAATTACTTTATCCAAGTCACCAGAGAGGACGAAAAGGGTAAATACTCCTACAACTTCGGATATCAAGGTATCAAAGGAAAATGGACAACCATAACAAATAAAAGATACCTAACTAAACTCGGACTTCTAAAACAATTCAAACACATAAAAACCGACTATAACTACTACCTAACATAAAATGGAACTCAAAGAAGGTAAAACCTACAAACTCGGAAAAGGGAGAATAAAGATACTCGAAATAAACGAAACAGACGTAAAGGTGGAATACAACGGAAAAGAATATCCAAACTGCGATATAAATTCACTGACGGAACTTATAAAAAAAGATGGATAAAAACTTGGTTCAGAAAAAAACTTTACTATATTTATAATAGACAAATAAACTAAACAAAAACAAAAAAAAAATGGCAACAACAACTTTAGAAACAAGACCCAACGAGGACAGAATAATGTATCAAAACCAGAGTCACTTGGCTCACAAATACTTCGAAATGTGTGGAATATGTCCCGACCTCGAGGACCTCGTAAGAATAACAGACCTACTGGTAGTGTGTGTAAAACATAAAACAAACGATACCATCAAAGAGTCCCTGAATAAGGCTCAACAACATATAAAAGAAAAATACAAAAAATAAGGAGGAACTGAACTAACTAATGCACCCAGTAAGGAACCTCAAAACCTCCACTACGATAAATAGTGGGGGTTTTTTCATTTTAGGTGGAACTTTTTTATTATCATGATATATTTATAGTCATAACCCGGTAAAATAAAAAGTAAGGACTATGGATATGAACGAGTGGATAAATAGGAACTATAAAGACCTTTATAATACCACCAAAAATATCGTCAAACATCAAGCGGACGCAGACGACCTATTCCAATCGGTAATGGAACAACTACTACAAAACAAACAGATACGGGAAGTCCCCCCCGATAGACGAAAGTATTTTTTTATACGAACCCTAAAAAACAACTACTACTCCAAGACCTCAAAATACTACTACGAGAATAAGAAATACCAAGACAAACAAACCGACTACAACCCTGAAATACACGAACAAATGGACGAACCATATATGGAACCCGCAGAACTCGGATGGGTTTATTGTCAATTAGAGAACCTATCGTGGTTTGAGAAGGACCTATTCATAATGTGGTTGGAACTTGGGACACTAACCCAAGTCAGTAAAAAGACAACTATACCCCTGAACTCGGTGGGGAGATACATAAACGAAACCAAACAAAAACTAATAAAACTATGGGTAAACAAAAACTAAACGATGAGAAGGTGGAACTTATCAAACATCTACTATCAACGAGGATATACAAACACCACGAAATTGCTGAATACTTTGATACCTCGAGACCCAACATCACCAAGATAAAAAAAGAGCATAGGTGGAAAGAAGTCCCCACCCCCGATGATATTAGGGGTAAATACCTATGGTATAAATTACTAAACGGAAAACTAAAATAATATGGAAACAGAAAAATACTACGGAACGATATCCATCGACCAAATAAACCTAAACGATGGTAACCCACGAAGCATCAAAAAGGACAAACTCGAACAACTAAAAAAGTCCATACAGGACTTCCCTGAAATGTTAGAACTCAGACCTATCATCCTCAACGAAAACAACATCGTATTAGGGGGAAATATGAGGGTGACGGCACTAAAAGAACTTGGATACACCGAAGTCCCATTCATCAAGGTAAAGGACCTTACACCACAACAACAGGAGGAATTCATTATAAAAGACAACCTATCATACGGGGAATGGGATTGGGATATGTTGGAGGAAACTTGGGACCAAAACCTACTAATCGAATGGGGACTTGATATACCAGATAATAAGTTCTACCAAAAGGACGAAGCCGAGGAGGATGACTACAACGGAGTAGTCCCCCCTACATCAAGAATAAAAATAGGGGATATAATAGAGATAGGACCACACCGACTAATGTGTGGGGACTCAACAGACCCCGACCACGTTGAAATACTAATGAAGGGTGAGTTAGCGGACCTACTGCTAACAGACCCTCCCTATGGAGTCACCTACGACGGAGTCCCCGCAGGGAAGGATTGGGAGGTTATCGAGAACGATGACCTACGAGGAGATGGACTATACATATTCCTACACGAGGCATTCAAAAACGCATATAACCATACCAAAGACAACGCAGCGGCTTATGTGTGGTATGCAGACCAAAACTACAACCACTTTATAAACTCACTGAAAAACAACGGATATAAAGAGAGACAAAAAGTTATATGGATAAAAGGGATGGTCCTAAATAGAAGTGACTACCACTTCGCTCACGAGAATTGTTTATACCTATCCAAGAATAACGGAACAGGGGTCGGTTGGTATGGGGGACGAGACAAACAGACCATTATGAACCTAAAAGACAGAGGAGAAATAAAGAACCTAAAAAAAGAGGACCTCATAAAAATAGTTGAGGACTTGGTGTCAAATACAGATACGTGGGAAATAAGAAAAGATGCAGTGGTGACCTACGTCCACCCAACTCAAAAACCTATCCCCCTATCAGGAAAAATAATAAACAACTCCTCACCGATGAAGGGTTTATGTTTAGACCTATTCTTGGGGTCGGGGAGTTCGATGGTCGCAGCTCACCAACTCGGGAGACGACTATACGGAATGGAATTGGACCCTAAATATTGTGAGGTAATTATAGACAGGATGAAACATAACGACCCCGAACTAAAAGTGACGATAAATGGAACTGACTACTGACCAAAAAATATTCCTCGATGTCTTGGAAAAGACGATGGGGAACGTAACGTTAGCACTCGAGAAAACTAAATACACTCGAGAGGATTACGACGAGTGGACGGAGGATATTTTATTCTCAATTATGATACAAGAGGTAAATGAAAAAACCATCGACTACGTAGAGAATAAACTTATCCAAGAGATAAACAAGGGGAACCTAAATGCGATTCAGTTCTACCTAAAAACAAAAGGAAAAAACAGAGGATATGTGTAAGGAATGTGAGAATAAAACGAATGAAGTTCCAACAACATTTAGGAACTACTCATTAGAGGAATTGGAGATGGCTTATAATGACTATAACAAAGCGATTTATACCCCCCAAGAAACAGCGTGGTTCTATAACCTATACAACAGGGTATTCAAAACAAATAAACAACCAGGATGTGGTAAGTGTTTTGTAACTATTAGAAAACACCTACACCACCGATACCTATACGAAACAAAATGAGTGAGGAACTAAACGAAATAAACAAAACACCCGGTCGACCAAAAGGCTCGGGGAGAGAAAACGGATACAAACTCCATAAGATGACTAAAACCGAAGTGGAGGTATTTTTACGAGAGTCAACAAAAATGATACTCAACAAACACCTATCCTACAAACAATACGTGGAATATTGTAGGAGACAGGGAATATCAAAAGAAATGGGAAACGTATATTGGAATAGAGTTTGGGAACAGGTAAAAGAAAGGTTTAGACACGACAGAAATAAACTCGTAGATAAACACCTACTACAATATTGGACAATATACCAACAAGCGATGGAGGAGGGGGACTATACCAACGCACGACAAACCCTCGATGCTATCGCTAAACTTCAGGGACTAAATGAACCAGATAAACTTGACCTAAACAATACCACAACCATTGAATTCAAGTTCGGAGACGAGTAAGAAATTACAGGTAAAAGGATTTATCCCCCACCCTGATCAAAGGACAAAGATAAACCTCATTGACAACGAGGAGGTAAAATATATCGTCCTTACAACAGGTCGTCAGTGGGGAAAAACTCTATTAGCCCAAAACCTATTACTAAAATGGGCATTGGAAAACCCGAACTCTGTTCTGATGTGGGTATCCCCCGTCTATGCTCAAGCACGAAAAGTTTTTACATCGATGCACGAGGCTATCGTAGGGTCGGGATTGGTAAGAGACAACCACAAAACTAACCTAATGATAACCCTCGTAAATGGTTCGGTCATCCACTTCAAATCGGGGGAACGACCTGACTCACTACGAGGTTTTACGAACGACTACCTTATAATAGACGAGGCTGCGTTCCTACGAGATGAGGTGTGGAATATGGTCCTAAAACCAACGATATTGGTAAGGGGTAAAAAGGTATTATTTATATCAACACCAAAAGGTAAAAACTACTTATACTCCTTATCGGTAAAGGGACAGGACCCCCACGAAAAGAGTTATCTATACCTAAAAGGTTCATCCTACGATACACCATTTATAACCAACGACGAACTCGATGAAGCGAGGAGGTCCTTACCAGAGGAAATATTCAAACAGGAAATAATGGGTGAGTTTATTGACTCGGGTGGTGAGGTATTCGTAGATATAGACAGATACTGCGTGGTAAACCACTACGAACCCCCACGACAAGGGGTCAAATACTACGCAGGTGTGGACTTCGGTCGACAAGACGACTACTCAGTCCTTACCATCTTCGATGACACGGGAAAACTCGTATTTTTCTATCGAGAGAGACAAAAGCCGTGGGGGGAAATACTTGGAAACATTGAGAGGGAACTAAAACGATACGACGCATTATGTCAGGTGGAGGTCAACTCAATAGGAGACGTATTATTCGAACAACTAAAACAGAGATATAAAAACGTATTACCCTTCCTAACTACCAACGCATCGAAACAAAATATCATCGAGGACTTCATATACGGAACCAACGAGGGACAAATATTCCTACCTACGGAACGACTAAATTCGGAACTATACTTGGAACTAAAAACATTCAGTTATCAATATTCACTAAAAACAAGAAAGATATCCTACGGGGCTATACAAGGGGCTCACGACGATATCATAATGAGTTTATGTATAGGATACAACACCCTCAAGGAACGTAAAACAAAAGGAACCTACTACATATACTAAACCCCCCCACAATTTATACTTACCTATATGGAGAAACATTACGTAGAATACGAAGGAAAAGAATACAGGGTTCACGAACCCACCATCGAGTTATGGATGAAACTCAACACCCTAAAAGACCTATACGATAACAACGACTTTTCACTCATCCTTATCTCCATCGCCACGGGACTCACTACCGAACAACTACGAGACGCAGAATGGGAGGGGGTCTATAAAACGGCTCACTACCTATCGGAATACCTACTAAAAGATGGGGATAAGTTCCATAAAGAGTTTGAGTTTAGAGACCAAAAATATCACTTTATAGACCTCGAAAACCTGACCTTCGGGGAGTTCATCGATATAGACGAATTCCTATCGAGAGACCCCGCTAAAAAGGTCTCAGAACTAAACCTACTGATGGCACTACTATACAGAGAGACAGACGAAAACGGGAAACTAACCCCCTACGATGCTTCACTCCTAAAAGACAGGGCGGAGTTATTTAGACGACTACCAGTAAAATATCTAAATGGGGCTCTGGTTTTTTTTTACAATTTAGAAACCATATTACGTCTAAATACACACTCATCTTTCCACCGAATATGGTTGAAAGTAAAGTGGACGACGATAAAGGCTTTGACCAATTTTGGGGTTGGTTTGCGTCGTTGGTATATTTATCCGGTGACGATATTCTCAAAATACACCAAGTCGCTCAAAAACCTCTACTCGAAGTCCTAAACTTTTTGACCTATCAGAAGGACCTAAATATGTTGAGGGAACGTGAGATGAAAAAACAACTATCTAAATTATGAACTACATAAACTTCAAAAATATAACCGACGACTTAGCCCTGTTATGTCAACAACATAAACAACTAAACTCATTCGGTATCGGGGATATCAAACAACTAATATACCTGACTCAACAGAGGGACAAACAAAGTAATAACCCCGAATGGTCAGCACCGATATACCCCCTAATGTTCGTAATACCCCAAAACGTAGTCCAAGACGACTCGTTCGTAAATTACCAATTTAGCGTCCTAATATGTGATATTATGAACGCTAACAATTACGATATTGAAGTCGACCTATGGAGTGATACGTTAGCCATCGCTCAGGACGTTCTCGCTCAATTCAAATACTCGGTAACTCAAACTCAAGGGGACTACCAAGAACGATATGACCTTACACTACCGACGACGATAACCCCCTTCTCGGAAGCCTATGATGATATATTGGTGGGTTGGAACCTCAACCTAACATTACAGGTTGATATGCCGCTCAACAGATGCATCGCTCCGTTCGAACCATTCCCCGTAGATGCTAACATTTTATACGAGGATACCAACATCACCACAACTCAAGATGACGACGGGGTTGAATATGAGTATAACTAAAACAAAAAACCAAAAATAAATGTCAAACCTAAAAATTAGTCAACTACCTGAGTTCTACGGAAACCCAACAGACGGATACCTCGTATTCAACAACTCGGGAGAAACAACAACATATAAAATAAAAACAAACCTCGTAATGAGTGGAGGAACCTCAGGTTCGGGAACCAGCGGAACATCAGGTTCAAGCGGAACATCAGGTTCAAGCGGAAGTTCAGGAGTCAGTGGAACGAGCGGAAGTTCGGGTTCATCAGGAACGTCAGGTTCGAGCGGAACGTCAGGTTC